TTATCCAATATTTGGTGGTACTCGCAGAACCTGTAATGAAGGTACACCCCGATCTAGCGCATCTTGGACACAACGATAATCAGGATTATTTGGTTCATAACCAAGTTCACCACGGATATTACCCTTATGTATTGTCATCGGTGCATCAAAACGCCCACGCATAAAACGACCAATAATAATTGTGTCAGTTAATGATTGATTGGTCTTTATTTCTGTTTTATCAGTTTTTTTCTGATATTGAATACCAGGCGCTTCACCTATGATTTGAGTTGTATTCATGAGTATTTCCTTAATTAAATGGATTATAGGTAAAGCCAAAAATGACCTTACCTATGAGTAATTAGTAAATACCTAAGCGTTTACCTTTTTTGAATGAACGTAAACGCTTGTTGATTGCATTTGCAGTAAAAGCATGAAGTCGAGCTTTTTTCATACCAGCTTTTTGTGCTGCAGTTAAACGGACCTTTTGACCAGGTAATCGTTTATTCACAACGGTTTTGACACCTTGACGAATAGCCAGCACACCACGGTAGTGAATTTTTCGCCCATTTACTTTCCGTTGGCTAAATGCTCCATTTCGAGCTTTAATTTTTTTAGCCATTGAATCGAAACCTTCTTCAGTTTCATCCGCTTCACCGAAAATAAACTCTCGAACGAGTTCTTCAAGTTCTGGGCCATCGTCTGGCATATTAGCAAGAACTGTATTGGCTGCTGCTTCTAACGCCACATCAGCAACTTCTGTATCATCACTAAAGATCTCTTCAATATCAGAAGCGTCAACGCCGAATGTTAGGAAAGCATCGGACAGAGATGCCATTAAAGCGCTTTCAAAGATGCCTTCTTCATCATCTGCACCATCTAATGCATCGACAATTAATGCGTCTAAATGATCAACGCCCAGTTCACCTTCTTCAAGCTTACCTTCACTGATTGTATCTACCGTATCGGATAGAATGTTCAGAGCAATTTGTCGTACTTGTTCAATCACAGATTGCTGTTCTCGATCAGTACTTGAAACCTTACTTACAACGGTAGAAATATTCTCCGCTGCTGAATCAAAAGCACGTAAAGTTAATGGTTTTTCAGTAGTGGGTCCAAATGGATTCATCTTGATAGATCCTTAATAAAATTATTTAACTAAAACGTCGTCATCAAAAATTGCGGCACGAGTTGTACCAACAACTCCATGGGCTAAATAGAGTCGTACACGCTCATATGGATAGTCTTTGTCAGGTATTAAACTGAACTCAAAAGGTTTACCCCCTAGGTCTTCAGCCGGTTGCAACCAACCGGTTGTTTCACTAGAAGCACCTTCTAAAAACTCTTGGATGTCATCACCAGCTTTTTTGATATAGTCCGGTGTAGCTTGGAACATATAAGTCCGCAGGATCTCGATACATTTATTCGTAACCCGAGCCGAAATCTCCGCGGCGGGAACTAAACGCAAAGCACTATTTTTGCTTTGGTATTGCGTAAGCACATCACTTAATACAAATAATGTAGTTTCAAACTTAACTGGGCGAACTACATTTACTTTAGCCTTAGCCAACATTTCTTGAGTCTGTTCATCTTCAAGATCAGTATTCGGCATCTGGCTTAAGTTTTTTGCTGTAAAGGGATAATCTTTCCAAGCTACTGCATTTTTTAACGGCGCAAAGCCTTGTTTATTTAACTTTGCATTACGTAATAATTTATCGCCGATGTAATGGCCCAAATAATAAGCTGGTACCTTTCGACCTCTTAGCGTGACAGCATCAGATGGGCGGCAAAGGTTCGGGCTCCAAATGAATTGAACAAACTGAGATTGAGCATCTACGCTTGTCGCAAATTGAGCTGCTTGCTCAGCTGTAAAAGTTGGGTTGATTTCAGCATCCAAAGGAATACGTAATTTTGTAGCTGCACGTTGAGCCGCAACATAAATTGGTAAATCATGAGGATTTGGTAAAGTCAGATATGCTGGTGTGCTTAATTGGCTTGTCAGAATTTTATATAGTTCATCTGGTTTAAATGACGGTAACGATTCGTCTTCCAATGCCAACGTTTTTGATGCACGACCTAAGCTATTTGATTCGTTATAAGCATTAGATTTGAGAATTGCTTGTAACGCATCAATACCTAACGATAAATCAAATCGCTCGAAATATTCTTTCGCATCAGCTACAGCGACAATAGAAGCAGAATTTTCAATGTCTCCATCTACTAATCCCTGAACAGTAACAATTTGATCACCTGTTACCGCATCACGTATTTCCAAACGCATAGAAATATCTGCAGGACCGCGTGGGCTAGTTACTTTCGCAAAAAAGGCCACATTGATTTCTGTATTTGCAAGATAACTGTGAGTATCAAATTCCAGTTTTAGTGATGGGCTGGCCCCTGCAACAAGGGATAGCTCACCTGTACTTGATAGAGCAAGTATATTCATTACATTACACGCCCAAGGCTATTTGTTTTAAGTATTTTGAGCCGTTGGCATTTTTGATTTTCTGGCTAGTTCCAATGTAAAAAAAACCACTCGAAAGTGGTTTTTCATTTCCTAAATTTTATAATCCGCTAGCAGGTTCTGTAGGCTCTTCTGCCTCAGTAGGTACAATTTGAAGTACATTCCCTTTCAAGCCATTAATTTGATCTAGGTTATCTAGCAATTGTTTATGAGCTTCGTCACCGATCAAAGTGAATGTGACCTTTTGACCAGCTTGTACCAAAACTTGTGTAAATGGTTCGGTAATGTCACTTAAACCGTTATTTTGAAGTGTAATACTTCGTTCAGTAGGATGATCACCTACAGCATCCATAATTGGGTTCGTGCCATCAATAATGAAAATAGTCATCTTGTTACTCAACAGTTAGATTCTTACCAAGCCCCTTCAACTGACGTAAGTTTTCCAGTACTTGATGTTTAAATGTTTGGTTATGACACGTAATACTTGCTGTTTTACCTGCCTCAATAGCAACACGTGATAACGGTTCTAAAACTGTTGAAAATCCGTTATTAGTAATTTTAATAACTAGCGGATCCACGCTACTCCCACCTGATACTGTTAACAAATCCGTAATGGGAGTATTAACTTTAGAAGTATCAGTTTCTTTAAGGACATGATCCGATTCATTCCCCACATCATCACCAGACTTACCACCATTAGAATCTAGATCATTTGAAGGTTTGACAGAATCATTCGATGTTTCAGTTGGATTTCCATTTTCTTGAGTATTGGACTCTTCATTATCTGAATCGCCATTTTTCAAATCAGTAGGTTTATTACCTTCATCTTGAGATGCGCCGTCTTCAGGACCTTGGCTATTTAACAAATCACCTTGGTCTGAAGCTTTTTCATCACCAGCTTGGGTATTCTGTGTTTCTGTAGTTTTATTGGTTTTATTACGTGTGTTTTTTGGTTTAGTAGTCGCTTGTTCGTCAGTTGAAGCTAAAGTTTCGTCAGTGTTTTGTGTTGCTGCAGCCATGAGATTTTCCTTTCAATAAATAGGGTAAAAAGGCGCATCTAAATGCGCCCTTATCTGTTTTACTTACGAATTTTTGAGGGATGGCATATTGATACAGTGGATGACATAGCTTTGATCAGCATAACGTTCTAACGGGTTCATTTCGGCTGCTTGAGCACCGATTAAAGTAAGTACTGATTCACGCGCATCTGGTCGAGTTTCAATAACTGAAAGAGGCGTTTGAATAAAACCAACGAACGGCGCACGAATTGGCTCATTACCACGACCAACTAAAAGCATATCAAACGCTGTATCTGCTTCAGCTACAAGCTCTTGTGCTGACGGTGCGTGGTAAACGTTAGTACCATCTGCAAGAGTACCAATACGGACAATTTGACCGTAACCAGCAGTGTATCCGGTTTTAACTGGCATCTTGTCGCTTGACAGTTGATTAAAGAATACTGACCCAGTATCGCCAACATATAAGTCAAATGCTACGGTAGAGCCACCAGTACGTTGGTTAATATCCAATTTGGCCGCTGCAATAAATTTATTTACTTCCGCAAACAAGTCACCTGAAGTATTAAATGCAGCTGCTAATTTTCCAGTCACACCACGAGAAGCATCAAAAGTAACTTCACGAGCGGAGTATTCAGCTAAATCTTTTGCTTCACCTAATAAACGTACAGTTTGTTCTAAGAAGATTTTACCTTGCACAATTGCTAAAGCCTGACCCAGAAAACCAAGCTTAAGTTCGTTAGTTAGCTGAGATTGTAATAGTGTTGAAGCTGTTACCCGTGCCATGATAGGTGACGCAATCAATGTTTCATATTCAGGTTCGAAATCAACACCTACTGGGGTTAATAGATAGTTATCATTACCATCACGCGCATCAAAATCCGCCACAAGATGAACTTCAATTTTCGCACCAGCTGGTAATGCTTCATTTAATGTCACGCTAATTTTGCTAGCTGAAATATCAATTTCGCTACCAACAACACGATATTCAACGCCGTTTACTACTACGTCTTTCTCAGCAATAGCAGAAATCTTGCCTGAAAATTTTGATTTACTGCGATTTCGAGTATGCGCAACTTCTTTACCATTGATCTTGATAGATACATTACCCGCAATAAATGGCAATAAACTCGCTTTGGCGTCAGGTGTTTTAGCCTTGAAGTCTTCATAACCAGTTCGTGCAGTCACAGTATAAGTTGTACCTGCGCCACCATTAGACAATGCAAAACGGAATCGTCCTTCAACATAAGGCTTAGAAGCATTTGCACCATCTAAGTATTCTGATTTCTTCATTGCACCAAAATCACGGTTGGTGATAAAGCGAATAGATACAATCGGTACTTCATTTGAGCCATTTGAGTTGGGAATCATAGCAACGATAGGTGTTGCATAAGCGATAACGTTGGCGATAGTAGCAACTGTAATTGCTGGAACGATGCTTACAGATTCATGATGCTGGTGATTTACATCATCAAAACCAGATTCATTAATACTATCGTAATAGCTAAGGGTTTCGGCAGGCAAAGCAGCTGCTTGTTTCGCACCACTTAAACCAGCAGTTAATGCAGCTGCAATGATTGAAGGATGCGGTAATTCACCGCCATGACGTGATTGATATTGTGATACCCCAAACATCACAGCTTTATCAACTTCTGGCGCATATTCGATGCCAATTGAATCAAAAATTGCTTTTAATACTTCTGGATACTCTTCTGCCGCTGTTTGAGCACTGTCAAACCCATTTTCAAGCTCTTCAGGACTTTTGAAATAGTAATTTCGGCACTGAACAGTAGCTAGTTGTTGAGCATCATACTTTTTACGAATTTCTTCTGTTAACACAGTCATTTTAAACCAGCCTTTGGCTTTCTATGTAAGATGCAGAAAGTCTGACATGACGTATTTTTACTAAAGCTGGTCGGTTCCAAACATAAAAAAGTCCCCAGAATTGAGGACAAAGAAAATGTAGCTAAAGGACCATCTCAGCCCTTTATTTATATAGCTATCCGCTTACACCACTTGAAACATAAATCTCCACATTATCACCTGCTTTCACTTTATAACGGAGCTTATCCCAGCAATGCTGTCTAAACGGTTCAGTATCAGGCGCAGCAGCTGTTAATGTAAGAATAGACACCCAGTGAGAATCGTTTTGCGGATCTGCATATGGAATATTGCTTCCGAAAAACTCTACTTCTGCCCCGTTCCCGATTACCTGGTAATTGAATATTGCAGAAGTACATTGTTCAGCTATTTCAATGTCGCCTGTCTTTTTACCTTTTTCATTGAAAATTAAATAGCTCATTTAGTTTCTCCATCACCTATAGGTGAAATAAACAAATCATCTCTACGGTTTAAAACATACTTACTGCCAAAATCTGCCATGAGGCTAAAACCAGTAATATTTACAATCTCAAACCACAACATTAGATTTTCATAAATCATTAAACCTAAAAGATCACCTTCTTTAAGAATCAAGTCAGGGATGTTGATTATCCTTTCCAAAACATCATCTAATTCTTCATTGAATGGCTCTACTTGAGCGGTTAGCACCAAGTCAGATGGGTTATTCATTGAGAAGTTCTTTTGAATATAACCACCATTAAATTTATCGAAATGAACATAAGCAGCGCCCTTATATTCATACTTGTAGTTGGGTTCGTCTTGAATCGATAAAGTGTTCGCTTCAAAAGAAAGAGGATCTAAAGGTTTTGAATCTTCAGCCGGATTATTGAAAATGACTTCTTTTCGCCAAATTTGCGCGGGAATACTTGCTAGAGCATTCATCACAACACGTCTAGCTGCTAAACGGCGTCCATTTGCAACTTGATTTACTGATCTATTTAGCATTTCGACTTAAACCCTTCATAAAGACATTTAACATGTCATTGTCGATTGCGCCTGATTTATGTAAGGCTTGAATTCTTTCAATTTGACTCGCTCTAACAGTTTCCACTTCAAAACGTTTGAGGGTTTTTAATTCGCGTTCTAAGAGCTTTTTGGCAACTTTATCAGCTCTACGCATCATTTCTTTTTCTGCTTTTTGGATATTGGCTTTGATCGGCTTAACAGAACCATTCATCAAATCCTTTACTTGCTCGTTTATTGAATTCTGTATTTGCTTATCTGTTTGCTTATACCGTGCACCTACTTGTTTCTTACGGTCTTTCTCTACTTCCTTTTTAAGGTAGGCAATCCCGGATGGTGAACTAATCCACTTAACAACGCGCAATACATGTTTACAAGCCACACCGGATAAATGCGGGTTACGTATTTTCGGAAAGCCGCCCTCATCACGTCCTAAATTATAGCCGCCAATAGTTGCCATATAGCGGTACCAGAACGTATGACGTTCGCAATCACACTGAAATTTGATTTTGCCTTTAGCCAAGCGGTTTTTGACGGTGTTTAATGCCTGTTTATCGATATCAAAAACAACAGATTTAAAGTTAGAAAACTCAATCTCAACGTGATGATTTAAAACTTTACTATTTGGTCCGGCATTAGTAAGCAAGTGAACTAAACCAGCTTTTCTGCTTACTGGAACCGCCAAATAGATTTGCTCATTTGCCCGATCAATATCGTCTTGTCGGCTTAAATTAATGATGTTTTGAGGGGTAATACCCTTACTATACTGATCTTTTAATAGTTGAATGTTTTCCTGAAATGCCAAGATATCATCACGGGTAATACGCCGTGGTACTTCTCCATTTCGCTGACCTAATGTTGTAAAAAGTACTCTTTCGACATCATATTTTTCCCCTTGGGCAATATCTTGTGGTCGCAAGAACATAGGTTTAGGGATCTTTCGTCCCCAATCATCATATTCAATTTCTTTTTCTGCAAATGCCCGCTGTTCTCTATCTGCACGCTGGCGGCTCTGTTGATCTCTACGAACTCCACCATTTTGCAAAGACTGGTTTAATTGCAGCTGGGCACGGCGTAAATCATCTGGCTTGAATGCTGACATTTTAATTATCCTGCAAGTATTCTTTTTGAAGTCTTAAAAGATCAACAAGCCTTGGAAAAGCCACCTTATGAAGAGGTAACTTTTCCCAAACGCCGTTCACACCACACGCCACAAGTACTGCATCAATATGGTTTCTTGAACCATATAATTTCAAACTCAACAGTGATGGATCTTGAGATTCATCGTCTTTGATTTCCCAAACAATCAGATTCTGAATATTATTTTGTTGAAGATTCCGGTGAATTAAGTCTCTAATAGCATTTCGATAATCATTTCTCATACTGTTTTACCTATTTAAGCTTTAACAGTACTTACACGAGCAAAGCCACCAGTACCTGCTTTACCAGTGTTACCATTACTTTCGGTTGCAACACCAGGTTCACCAACAACTAAAGTCATATACTGAGTTTTTTCGGTTGAATTCACATATCGGCAAATGAGTAAACCACCACTTGCACCACCACCACCAAGTGCCCAGCCATCATCACCTACACCATTAGCACCATCACCACCAGCACCCCAGTTTGATACTGGACTTACTGATGCGCCGCCTTTGTGGTTTGTTTGGTTTGCAGCTGTACCAGCGTTACCAAGCTTGCGTGAAATTTCGGTTATGTTTGATGTCACAGTGATTACACCTGCTAAACCACCAGCACCATTTGAGAAAGCACTACCATTCGACCACTGACCACTGGTACCGCCTTTACCGCCGCCAACAACCGCCAAATCAACTTCATTTAAACGTAAGCGTGTATCTGTTCCACTGGTCCCATGTGCCAATGCTCCTAACTCCCAGACACTGCCACCACCAGCACCACCAGCACCAACCAAAATGAATTCTTTTTGTTCTTTCGGTTGAATTGGAATGATATAAACACCTGGGACTGTGTAATCGCCGTTTCCATCGTTTAGTGTTTCTGCAGCTACCTGAACAACGGACCAATTCACAGTACCTGAATACCCTATCCGGTTTTGACCTGAGCGGTCCCAAACTTCATATGAAAAACCCTTTTCAGCACGGGTAAGCTTCCATGCTTCATGTGGGCTTTCTGGTGTTAAATAGATTGCATACTTTGAATCACGTAAATCAGTAACTTTGCCACCTAGTTCAACTGTGGCTGAGCTACCAATATTTACACCTGCTCCAATTAATTTTGGATATTGAGCATCTAAGTTTTTCTTGAAATCGATTAACTGCTGCAACAAATTTTTGGAACTAAGATCTAGATCATCAATCTGTTGTTGTAAATCATCGTCTTTGGCTTTTACGTCTTTTTCAAATGCATATTGAGGGTGCGGATCCTCATGCTGATTATGTTCAGTCATGAGCTTACGAATTAACGCGCCGTATTGTGGATGAGGGTCTTCATCTGCACTATGCTGATTCATCAACATCACAGCAATTGGTGTGTTTGGATCAATCTTGATAGTTACGTTTTTTAAATTAACGTCAGTTAAAACAAATCCAAATGTTACAATGGCTACTACGTTTGCATGTAAAGACATGATTGATTGAGCAGCTGTAGTCGAGGCCACCGCAAGTAAAGTGCCATCTGATAGGTAAATACCCATCTCAAACACTTCCATTGTTAAAGTGGGCTCAATACTCATTACAAAACGCAAAGTACCCGTTTCTGTATCTACACCACCACCGTTAAGAGAAAATCTAGCTAATTCATTTTTAAGAGAAGTTAGGTTTTTCGCTTCTACTGATGCATCAAATTTGCCGGTACCAACAGCAAGATGGGTAAGCTCCCCACCAAAGCTAGCAACATCACCCACTTTATTTAATGCATTCCGACCTGCGTCAGTTAAAAAGAAGTTAATAGCCATAACCCACCCATATGATTTATTGATCTATGGTAGTTATGAAGAATAGGTATTTAAGTGGGCAGTTCCATATAACTAATCATTTTCTTTTTCAGCTGCTTCTCTTAAAGCACTGAATCTTGACTTACGTTCAGCTTGTTCACGGCCTTCCGGTGTATCGTCAGTGACATTTACAGTTTCGTAAGCTTCAGTGTAGTGAACGTTTTCCAAGAATAAGAAAGCAAAAGCATCACCGATATCCGGTGATTTAATTCCCATCCGTTTCATTTCGTCTTTGCTTAAGATTTTATAACGAGCAAAGTCATCAAAACGGTATGGAACGTGGATTAACTGATCTTTAATTTTCACATTGTGTTTCTTCGTTTTTATTTTAAAACGGCCATTTGCGATTGCTCGAGCTAAGCCCACATAAGCTAATGACCGTTTATTTGTAAACTCTTTTCTATTGTCATTACTAAAACATTGTGAGCCCCAATAAACAGGAACGTAGAAAATACCTTGCTTTTTAAGGTATTGGCCTAAACCTTTACCCGCCCCGTTATCATCTACAACCAAGTTAGCATTTGGGTACTGTAAAAGTAGCTCATTAATCTTTGCAAATAGTTCTAAGATATCATCTCTGTTTTTGCATAATGGAATATCTACAACTTCTACACGGCGTGCGCGCTCTCCCCATTGCGCTTCACCCCAAACTTTAGAAACAACAATTACTGAATCGTCACGGCCAACACCACCACCAACATCAACAGTAATGACATAACCGAATTGATGGTCATCAAAAATACTCGCGCCAACATACATTTCTTCGGTTTGACGCTTCGTGATTAAGAACTCATCTGATAAGTCTGGGAATTCACCTAGTACACGAATCTTATACTGAGCATCTTCCCTGCTGCCGTATTTTTGCCGTTGTTCCTGTAAGGATTGTTCACTAACTAGTGGTGACTCTTCCCCGTTAAATGTGAGTGCAATCCAAACACCACCAGCTCGATGACTTAACTTGTGATGAGTCTCATAGAACATACCCGCGTTACGGGTAGGCTGTGAGGTCATTACTGCACGGTTGTCTTCGTGCGTTAAGGCACCAAAAGCTACATCAAGGACAGCATCATCTACACCACTGGCCTCATCGACCCAGACCATGTAGTTATCGCCGTGGTTACCAGCCAAGTTAGTAGGTTGATGTTTTGGTGCTGTCTTCGCAAAGACATACCATTTTTCTTTGTAGCCTTTGATGTATACAAGTTCAGACTGGTACCCAACATAATCAGCAAGCCAAGCCAAAGGCCCTTGCTTCAATCGTGCTAGATTGATACTGATTTCTTTCCAGACTTGTTTCTTTAACTGCCCAATCTGCGGAGCAGTAAACATCATGATTGATTCATCAAAAAACAAGAGATGCCATAAGGCAACAATACCGGCACTGGCCGTTTTACCAGTGTTGTGTAGTACTAAGTTATCTTCACCTAAGAAAAATGGATCTGGATCGAGTACAAAACCGTAATATTTGCCTTCACCAAGCTCGGCAACCGATGTGATTTTTAAAGGCTTATGTTCACCATCTATAAGCCTATAAGATGCAAACTGTTCTCTACTTTCAGGTTTTAGGTTCATATATTGAGAAACAAGCAATTCAATCTTGTCGCCCTTCGACCAACCATTACCATCGTATAAAGAGATTAAGCAAAGGATATGTGATTTATTGAATGTATGAGATTTACCGTTCTCATACTCAAACCGGTACATTTCCTGATAACCGGTTACTGTTTTAATTACATCTAGTTCTGTCTTACCATCTGCAGCGAGAATCTTATGATTTAAATTAATACGCTCAACTGGGATGAAGTCCCCATTGGCTAATTTGATTAAAGTCCCTTTTCCAAAGCAACCGTGACCTGACGCAACTGAAGTACGGCTACCATCAAATGCAATAGATTCAAAAAGTAATTCTTGTTGCCATGTGGGTTCGACACCTAATGCTTCTACGGCGAAAGCATAGATGTCGTATCGATAACGCTCACAAAGTTCCCACCATTCGGGAATTTCTTTTAATGGTGCCAAAGCCATACCGTAAAAACACCATTAATTAAAAGATTGAAAAAGGAAGCATTGTTGGATCTACTGCATCTTCTTCAAACTGATTCCCTTCAGTAATTGAAAAGCCTTTAGCAATTTTTGTACTAGCCCAAACTGCTAACAGGATTGCAATGTGGCCGTTGTTTAAGCTGCTGCTATCAAATTCTTGCTGAAGGCCGTTTTTATCGACCTTACGGATTTCAAGTACGTTCTTAGGATTGTACTGGTTCAGCTTCGGCTCAATTTCAATTAACTTTGCTCTGAAACGAGCTTGGTAAATTGAAATCACTTCTTCTAAGTGCTCTTTAGCATTGAAACTTAATTGCCAATTCTGTACTTGGTCAGGTGAATCAGTAACAACAACCGTTTGATCTCTTAAATCACTTGGTACAGGTAAATTTGAATAAACGGCAGTTTTTTGAATAACAAGTTCACCAGTATCCGCAAATGCGGCACCAATGAGACGAATTGGTTGATCAGAAAACCCAGCAACACGGCTGTCTATACGAATAATTCCAGACATTACATGTATCCTTAGCGCCGTTTACGTTCTATCTTGGTTTGACATTCAATGCAGAATTTAACCCCACCAAGTGCACGGCGGCGCTCTGGTATCTCTTCACCACATTCAATACATTCTTTTTCAGATTCGCCTTCAAAACGGCATCGCTTTGCAATTTCTTGCTGCAATAAATAATCAGCACTTTCTTGTGCCTTATCGATTAAGTCAGTCATCTATACGCTCAACTGTAATTTCACCTGTTTCTCTATCACCCTTCACACGCTGGTGATCGAGTGATGTGTACTGATCAGCTTGCACTACAACTTTGTCGTTGATTGCGGGCTGTTCCGTTGCTGAGCCGTCAGGTTCATAGCCATTACCTGTGTTTTGGTCGAATGGACCACCGAAACCGATGACGTTAGGTGTATAACCCACGAGCTGAATATCTACAGTTGAGATAGAAAGATTGATTGCTTCGCTTGGGACTGGTGATGGAAAAAGTTCATTTTCAAAAACAGTGAATGTTGAATTAAATACATGATCATTCCATTGCTGAAATGGCACATTAAAACGACGGTTATCATTGCTAGACATGTACGCGCAAAATTGCCCAATTACTGAACGCAGATCATTGGGATTGGTGGCAAAGAAAGCGATTTGAGCACGTACAGTTGTCGGCACCAGACGAACCTTCACCCGTTTCTCATCAATGACCGTTTCAATAAAATCAGGCACTGGTAATAATTGATTTACATCAGGGGGTTGGTCAGTTAACGCTGTTGCAGTAAGCATTACAGGTAAAAGCACTTTGGATTCTTCCTCATGCTTCTGGCTTTTTCTATATTCAGAAAGCATTGCTTCTGAATCGTCCATCATCCGTGACGGACATGCTTTTATAGCGTTACCAATGGCTCTCAACTTCCAGTCTGCCGTTAATTGTGTCTCAGGCATATACCAAGCACGAAAATTGACAAGCTGCTTATACCAAGCGTTTTGGATGCATTTAAGCGAATCGTTGGGGTAATTCATTTTTACCCCCATACACTAAAGATACTGCCAAAAGACTTTTTCGGCTTTTTAGGTTTCTCTTTTACGTTTGGATTGTCCAAACTTTGAATGATTTGTTCAGCTTGTTGTTGTACTGAATCAAAACTCTTCACAGGATTTACCATACCCGTATAGAGTTCTTTTTTTCGTTCTTCTCTAAGTTGTTGCAAGCGTTTCTGTTTATCAACTTTTTCTGATAATTCACCCACTAATCCTTGAGCATTTCCTAACTCGGTTAATAGATGCAGCTGACTATTGATATTGTCGTATGTCTGTAAAATTTGATCTTCAAGTAATTGGGCAATAATAATTTCGGGCTGTGATAACTGTGAAATATCTGTTGCGCTATCAAAGCAAGAAACAACACCTTCTGGCTCTTCAGGAACAAATAATCCATCAAATAACTGACCATCCCCTACATTACTTGCATAATTTGGTTGTGCAACGAAATCAAAACCAAAAAAACCCGTTGGAATTAAACGGCCACCGACATTCTTGTAATTGACTGATGTGCTAAAACCACCCGCTTGGGCTTTATAATCTTGTAATGCGATCTCACCAGGCTCGTTATCATAAAACTCTTCTCGGTGTTCAACTGTTCCATCCTTTGAAGCACGTAATTCAATTGTTTTAAACGCCCGTGAAAGATATACAACTTTACCTTTAATGATCACCGTTTCAGGCGGCACCATACCATAGCGCTGTCGAATTTGATGACCGTAAAAACCTTGTAATGAATTAGTAGCAACCATTTCTTGTACATGGTCACTGTTGATCAAGTTGACCATTGCATCTACATCGACATTACTTCGATCAACACCGGTAAATTTACGGCATCGGTCATGTAAGTTGTAAGATAGAACTTTTGTCTTTCTATTTTTGCTAGCCATAAAAAAGCCCCAATGCTGTGATTGAGGCTATTGTTTCAGTTGTTCTATAGTTGAAATTTAATCAGTTCCAAATCAAATCTTTTGATCAAACTCAATTAATTCCAATAGCTTGTCATGCTGTTTATCTTCAATGGTTGCATCAAAGATGTACCCACTTTTAAGAGAAATAAAAACATCATAAAAGCGCTCATGGATCATGCCTCCTCGATGTTCACTTTCGGAGACTTGCAAACAATCCATTTGAGATAAGTCAATTAATTGAGAACAAGCACGTTTTCTACAAAAGATTTTTAATCGCATACTTCACCCAATTACTTAACAAGAGTGCCTTCAACACCACGAGCACGGCGCTCAGCTGTACGTTTATTAAATTCTTCTAGCGCACTTTCCATATAAATAATGGCTTGTTTGTTGAACTCACTCGGAAATTTTTCATCCAAGGTTTTAGTACGGTGAATAAGTACTTTTAACAATGCTTCACTAGTAACCCCATTCACCCCATGTTCTGGAATTGGGCCATCTTGAAAATGAATACTGATTTCAAAATCTTTTGCATTTTGGTTTTCAGGATTTGCTGAAATCTTATAGTAATGGCCCTGAGCATATTCCGTAATGCCTTCAACCACTTCCCCTTTAATAACTTTATCAATTTCTTGTGGTTCTAATTCATGGCTTGCATATCCTAAGAAATGATCAATTAATAAGTTTTCTCCCTGACCATTGATAGGTTCTGCGATTCCTACTAAAACATTGTCTTGAGCTTGTTGCATATAAAAAAGTCCTGAACTAATGAACAGGACTATGAAATCATTTTGTATTTGAGCGCTAACTCAACAGTTCCAATTGAATTAAAGGAAGTTATAGACTGCATAAGGCTTAGCTGTTATTGCCGCTGCAAAGCTTGTGGTGCCTAAATCTCTATCAAATGCCATTGAGTGAACTTTAACGACAATATTGGCTGGTACTAAACGGCGTAATATCGGTGACAGCTCTACCACTTCATTTGCATCAACAGTTTTATCTAAAACAATTCTAATCCGACTTGTTAAGAAGTAATTTGGCTTTTCAAAATCAGACAAATAGGCTGGATATTCTTTTAGCTTTTCCAAGCTATGCCATAGCCGGATAATCTGAAAATGATCTTTCCCCCACAACATTCGTAAAACAAACTCTAAAAACGCTAATCCTCTTTTATTACCCATGCTGCTCCAATTGGCATAGATAATTCGCATTAACGTGTCAGAGGTGTTATTTCGGCGTAATACAACAAGTCCGTTTTGTTTAGAGAACCGTTCTACAACTGTTTTACTACCGATATGAGGACAACCGTAATCCAATAAATCTTGTATGGACTGTTCAAAGTTTTGTGCAAATACTTGTTTAAATGCTTTAGCAAGTGCGGTTTGCAAGCCCGTACTCACATATTGTTCATCGATAGGCCGAGTAAAGCTTATAGGGTCCATGTAGCCCCCGAAATATCAGCGGTGCGTTCCAACTCAACAGTAATGCTGTCTTTTGTCACATACACCCACTCATTAGGCTTATTCAACTCATTTGAAAGCATAATGGTAAAGTCACTCATCCGGTCTTGGAAAGCCACAATATTGTCATTAATCAGCTTCCCCATTTCTTGCGTATTAAAGCCATTAACCAGCCAACGACTTGAGCTCAATGATTCACGCCCGTATCGTTCTACAAGTAATTCTTTGATCTGTGTCTTAACCATATCTGTGTTATGTACAGAAGCCAAAGAGCCT